CAACGCTTCATCGAGCTCGAGCGCGAGCTACGGGGCGCGTCTGGCCTTCCGCGGAAAATTCGTTATAATTGAATAGAGCGGACCTCGTGATTTCGAAAAAAGCGTTGGAGGGAGAGCCGTAGGCTGCTCCCTCTTTCTTTTTCTCGCGTAAGCGAGTCGATTTTTGAAACTAATTTTTATATGGTTGTATTTTTGTCTGTAAAACGTTCCATATATAGAACATTTTCACTATATTTGCATTGTGAATGATATAAGATATGGAATTGAAAACGAGATTCAAAGTAATAATGTCGAGTGAAGCCGATGCATTTCTTGACACTCTGCGCCAAGACGTTAAGGATAAAATTATCTATAATGTAGATAAGGTAGCCAATGGTTATATGGACAAAGATTTATTCAAGAAATTAGATGATACTGACATTTGGGAGTTTCGCACCCTGTATAAAGGTATTCAATATCGTCTGTTGGCTTTTTGGGACACCGACGCGGAAACGTTGGTCATTGCCACGCATGGATTTGTGAAGAAAACACAAAAGACCCCACGCAAAGAGATAAACAAGGCGGAAGCCGTCAGAATATTATATTTCAACTCAAAAAAATAAGTATATGGAAGCAATTAAATTTTATACCCTTGATGAAGTTAAGGATAAACATATAGGTGAGGTCGGTACACCGCACAGGGATAAGTATGAAGCTGAATTGCAATCATTTTTGATTGGGGAAGCCATAAAAAAAGCCCGTAAATCCCAAAACATGACCCAAGAGGAATTGGCACAAAAAATCGGTGTACAGCGTTCACAAGTATCCAAGATAGAAAGCGGACGTAATCTGACCCTTTCCACCATTGCGCGAGTGTTTAAGGCCATGGGTATGAAGGCGTCTTTGAGTATTTCCGGTTTAGGAAGCATAACTCTTTAAAAAAATAAAAGGCGGACAATCCCTCGCGCCGTTGTGTTTTGCGGTCCGGCAACAACTCGAATGCGAACAGCGGTCTCGCTTATGCGAACGCGAACAACGCTTCATCGAACTCGAACACGAACTACGGGGCGCGTCTGAAATTCTGTTGGTTAAATTAATCGGAGACCCTGCACAGGTACGAGATTACCACCGCCATTCTCCGAGGGATTCGAGCCTCGGCAACAGCATGATAATATATATTTATTAATGGAAAGCCGGAACATATCTTTAACCACATGTGGGGAGAGGTTGGACCACTCCCCACGAGACCGGAAGGCGGTCAGCGATATATACGATTTATTCCAACCGGCCGTAGCTGCAACTGCGGTCTGTTATCCGTTATATAATCTCATACCGGAGATTATATCCGATGAGAATTTGGAAAGGTCATTCAAGCGTGTCATGGCAAATCTGAGAAGTGCAGATACCCGAAGCGGAAATCGGCAAAGAGAGATAGCTGTAATAGATGGCATTGAATGTTCACCAAGAATGGCCCGTTATGTAAAAAACAAGCATAAGATACTTGATGCGCTGAAAGAACAGATAGGTAACGGCACATTCCGTATAAAGAACCTCAAGTCGTTTACTGTGGATGACGGACCGAAAGTAAGAATTGTGCAAGCCCCGTCAGTCATAGAGCGTATTGGAAGCAATGCGATTATGGAGCCGTTGGAAAAGCATCTTTCACCCCTATTGATAGAAACAACGGCTGCATCCATACAAGGACGCGGACCGCATGGTCTGTTCCATCAGGTGCAGGATACATTGGCAGAGAACCCCAATATACACTATTATTATCAAAGCGATTATAAAGGATATTATGACAGTATTGACCATGATATATTAATCTCCACAATCAGGCGATATGTCGGAGACCCTGTCTTATTGCCTATTCTTGAAAATTTTGTCAAAGCACTATATCCCAACGGGAAGCATGGCATAAGCAAAGGACTGCGTTCCTCACAATTCTTTGGAAACCTTTACCATAATGATATTGATCACCGGATGATTGATGAATATGGTGCAAAACATTACTTCCGTTTTTGTGATGACATCTTTATTCTCGGTGAGAGTAAACGTGATTTGTGGAAATTGCGGGACAAACTACACTATGAAGCAGCTCAAATAGGGCTGACAATAAAACCAAGCGAAAAAGTGGCTCCAATATCCTCCGGTATGGATGCCCTTGGCTTTGTCAACTACGGCGACTATACATTGCTACGAAAACGGACAAAAGTAAATGCAGCCCGAAAACTTTCCAAGATTAAATCACGGAAACGGAGACAGCAAATAATCGGTTCATTCAAGGGTATGGCCTGCCATGCAGATTGCAAACATTTATTTTATATACTTACCAAGAACAACATGAAGAAATTTTCCGAAATGGGTGTTACGTACACTCCAGCAGATGGAAAAAAACGCTTTCCCGGCAAGGTTATGCGTTTGAGCGACATCGTAAATATTCCAATTGAGATACATGATTTTGAAACAGGAATAGACACCAAAGAGGGGGAAGACCGTTATCTGGTATCGTTCCGCAATCCCAGGACTCAAGAATGGGGAAAGTTCTTTACTGCATCGGTTGAGATGAAAGGTATTCTTGACCAAATCAGCGATATTGAGGACGGCTTTCCATTTGAAACAGTTCTCAAATGTGAAATGTTTGACGGAGGCAAACGAAAATACAATTTTACCTGACGGGAAAAAGATAACATACTAATCCGCTCGGTATCCGCTACTTTTGTCGTAAATCAAAATTCATGCAATGGAAAAGATTTACGGCACAAAGAAGCGGCAGGATTGTCTTGTACGTACAGGACGCTCCAAGTGGATACTGTTTTATGGCTTCGGGAAAGATGATGAGAATAGTGAGAATGGCTGGGAGTACCGGCATACATTCGACCATAAACCCACACTTTCCGAAGTCAAGGAACTTGTTGTGTCCGCTATAAACACGGCTACGGAGGAAAAGATTATAAACGGCTTTGTCTGGAACGGGAAAGCGGTATATCTTTCACCTGAAAACCAATTAAACTTTTCCGCTATAGAACGTAGTGAAAAGATTCCTTATCCGCTTATTCTAAAAATCAATGAACAGGAAGATGGTACGCCCATCTATCATACTTTCGAGAATGCAGATGATTTTATTGCGTTCTCCCAAGCAGCGTGCGCCTATGTGATAAAGACTGTTCAGGAAGGGTGGAAAGAAAAGGATGAAGTGGATTGGACGGTATTTAATTTAAAAAGTAATAACGATGAAAAAGTTGATTGAATGGCTCGGAATGAGTAACAGGTGGAAACACCTCATAGGAGGACTGATTATCGGCATTTTTGCATTTGGTTGGTTTACCGCAATGTATGCCGGAGTTTTGACAGCAGGTGCTTTGGAATATAAAGACAAGGTGCATGGCGGTAGATGGGATTGGATTGACTTTGGTCTTACAGTAGCCGGAGCAATGATAGGACAACTAATAGAAGGAACTTTAATATGGAACAACTAAGCACGATTATCCAAGTTGTCGGTTCGCTCATCACATTAGTTATATTGCCCTTGTTATTGCTTAGAAGCAAAAAGAAAAAGGCAGATGCCGAGGCTGAAAAAACCGAAGCAGATAACATCACAGCTTATGCTGCTGAATGGAAAGAATTGTACGAGAAGAAGGAAAAGCGAGTTGTCGAACTGGACGCCAAAATTGACCACCTTTACGCCGAGATAACCAAGTATCGTGACGCTATCCGCGAGCTAAGCGAAAAGAACAGCGAGCTTGCCGTTCAGAATCAAGCACTGGAATTCCGGAAATGCAATAAACATGGTTGTGCAGACCGCGTCCCACCAAGTGAATATTAACCAAATAAATAAGTATGAAGATATTGATTGATAACGGGCATGGTGAAAACACTCCCGGAAAACGTAGTCCTGACGGTTCGTTGCGTGAATATGCTTATGCACGTGAAATTGCAGATAGAATAGCACATGAACTTTCCGCAAGAGGTTATGATGCCGAACGCATTGTTCGGGAAACAGTAGATGTTCCACTATCAGAACGTGCAAGGCGTGTAAACGAAGTTTGCGGACGATACGGAACGGCCAATGTAGTTCTTGTTTCTATCCACTGCAATGCTGCCGGAAACGGTGCAGAATGGATGAACGCAAGAGGATGGAGCGCTTATACATCGAAAGGCAAGACAAAGGCTGATAAACTGGCAACTTTCTTGTATGAAGAAGCTGAAAAAAACTTTATCAGTCAAAGAATACGCAAAGATAATTCTGACGACGATCCTGACTGGGAAGAAAACTTCTATATTTTGAGCAAGACAAAATGCCCGGCTGTACTTACGGAAAACTTTTTTCAGGATAACAAGGATGATGTCCTGTACCTTTGTTCCGAAGAAGGCAAACAAGCTATTGTTAAAACCCATGTAGAGGCAATAACCAGATATATTCAGAAGTATGGTAAAATGGTTTAAAGATATTGTAGCAATATTGTTTGTGGTATTATTTTTCACATCACTGTTTTTTAATGTGCGTTTTTGCATATCGAATAAAAAGTTACCTATAAATGATACCACAAGAATAACTGTTTTCGATACCATACCCTATTACAAGCCTGTACCCAAGGATAGTACCGTTATTAAATACATCACGCAGATTCTTCCTACTGCAAAACCGGATAGTACGAAACAGACTCCGGACGTAGCAGATACGACTAAACCTCCAAATAAAGACAAAGACAGTGTTGAGGTTGAAATCCCCATTACGCATAAGATGTATGAAACAGACACATATCGGGCTTATGTAAGTGGCTTTCATCCACAACTTGACAGCCTGATACTTTTTGCCGGGCGTGATATAATGACCGTAACAGGTAATTATCCCAAACCCAAGAAGAAAAAGTTCAGTATCAGTCTACAGGTAGGATATGGAATAACACTGAGAGAAACGCCGCAATTTTCTCCATGTCTTAGTGTAGGTTTATCGTATAATTTGTTTGATTTCTGATTATGATAGATATTATATTAACGGTCAATAAGGAAAAAGTATATGAAGAGGTAGCAAAGACCACATCGTACACCGGTGCGAAAATGGATGATGAGTTTGCCTACGATCGTATATTTACGACGGATGAGGATAAAAGCATGCTTGAACGTTTTTGGTGCGAGAGTAAGAATACCATATGCAACAGTTTAAAGAAAATGCTTCTTGACGAAACGGAAGCTGACAGTGAATACAGGCTTTCGTTGGGGCTGTCGAATTCATTCGATGAAGCTCTAAAAGAAAGTATGCAGCGTAGCTTGTTTTCATTCTTCGTGATGAATGTCACTGCAAAGTGGTACACGTTTACCAATAAGGAAGAAGCTGCCGGATATGCAACGGAAGCTGCTACCTATATGGAGGATATAATGCGTAAGGCATTTTTTAAAAGAAAGCCCATGCGCCCGACATACGAATAATCATTAATTCAAAATATTATGGCAGAAAATAAGAAAACATTAACCGTGACACAACAGGTCAAAGAACTTGTCTATGATATTCAGAACAAAGCGTATTTGACGGGACAGGCACGAGAAGCGGCCGGCAAGAGCTATCAAGTCGCATCCAATATGCAAGCAAGTGATGACGATGAAAACAGCTATCAGATACGTCGTTCGTTGGCCAATGCCTTTTCCTCTTTAAAAAGTCTGCTTGGAGAGTATCTCAATGAGGATAATACAACAAGCGATAACCTGATGGATGAAGAGATAGATAATAACGGTAAACTTTCATTGGAGTTTTTGCTTCCGTCTAACTATAACAACGCTTCGGCGGACGCACTGGGAAATGGCATACATTCATATCTTGTAGATATGGCACTTGGAGAGTGGTTTGCCATAACCAGTCCGGAAGATGCCAATGCGTATATACAACACTCCGGGGTGAGTCTTGAAAACGTGAAGCGTGCACTCTACAAACGCAGCCGTCCGGAAAGACCGACTTATGATTAATTGATGTTCAAGCCTATGGTATATTGTCAAAACAGCCAGTCTAAAACAAAAGCGGTAACACTTGTGTTTAAAAGGGAAGAACTGCTTTACGATGCGGAGAATTATTCTTTTGTAGAGGGCGACATTATGCAAGCGGAAGATGAACACGCCAGACATCAAGTATTCGACATCGGTCAGGACGGTAATGTGGACAGAGTTACGAGAATACTTAACCTCGTACATTCTGAATGCGTGGAAATGTTGTTTCCTTATACGAAAGAAGAAATTTCCGATAAGCAGGAACCCCTTGATAATGTTATGACCGTGCCGGAAGAATACCTCATAACCCTTGTTTTGCCTGTGGAATTTTCATTGTCTACCGTGAAGTTGCTGAAACATCTGATACACGAATATATGGTCTGCAAGGTCCTTGCCGACTGGATGAGCATAACAAATCCAGGCAGCCAAGCCAACTGGGAAGATAAAGCCCGAAATATCCGAATCAAGATACAGACTTCCCTTGTTTCACGAAAAGGCAAGATAAGACGAAAACTAAAACCGTTTTAAGAATAGACAAGAGCCGGGGTGCATCACGCATACCGGCTCTTTCTCCTTATAAACAATCTGATAACCTTAAAAATAACTGACCTATATGTTTCATTTATCGTAGTCTGTTGAGCATACGGGGATTGAACTGGACACTAAATCCTAACAGGCTTTCGGATTTGTCAAGTGTACAAATGAGTGCAATTCTAAATGCTTTGTACGGTGTTCCTCTGAAACCACGCATATATTTGTCTGTACTGCTCCATACAGTATGCCAATTAAACAAATCATTCGAACCGTACAGTACTTGTACTACATGTCCCGACTTAAAATATCCACGTTGAATGATGGTATCTATCGTCTTGAACACATCTGGCTCATCCATTTTGAAAGGGCGGGTAACCACTAATGCCGTTATGTTTTCAGCAGATGATGTAGAAAAATCCACAAGTCTGTTTCCGTCAGCCATTGCTAATGCTTCCGGATACGAATTGACATTGTTCACTATGTCTGACAGCATCATTCCCCAAAGCTTTGACTTCAACGAAAACACATAAGCATAGCGCACAGCTGGGTTATACACAATGATATGCTGATTGGTATAATCATACACCATACGACACTCCCGTAAGAAATCATTGAACGGCAACAAGATAATGTCAGAAAGTGTTGCTTTTTCGTTCTCACCGGCTTTGCTATTAAATATGTTTATCACTGCATCGGCTTTAGGCAAGTCTGTAATGCTGAATAAATCTTCTGCATTGAGGCTGTCGGATAAGCATTGCGTAGTTGAGCCACTGATATGCATAATTCCCTTGTCTGTGGCAAACAGAACAGAGGAGTCAATCTGCGTGATACTATCGGGATTAATGACAACATCACGTGTAATAGGCTGTTTGGCGGAATAGGTTCCGGTAGATGATACTTCCAAAGCCCATACACCGTCTGTGGTAAAGGCATAAAGAGGAAACTGCCCAAACTGACCTTCGGAAAGAGCTTTTGCTGCCGATGATATACCGAGAATTTTTCCCGTACCTACGGAGTTGATGCCAAGTACAGGAAAATAGAATGGATTGTTCACCTCTGATGTGTATATTTTATTCGGCATTTCAATTGTTGTCAGATAACTCGTTGATGGATATGTTGGGGTTTGTGGCGCACGTTCTAATTCATAGTCAAGTACGGCATATGCGCCATTAAGGAATTGATGTGGCATTAATTTTATTTCATAAGCACCCTTCCAATCCCGGACAATCATTTTGAAAGCATTTATATTTGGATAGAACGCATAGCATCCCCAAGAGCGTTTTTCAAGAAAGCCGTTTGTTCCATTGTTGGCATCTTCATCCGATGGGTATCTTTTTTCAGATAAAAAATATCCTGTGTAATTATTGTGTGAGGCCGCAGATACTCCATATACATTCCCATCTTCTTTTATATATACTGTAGTCTCAACAACACTGTATCCGAAAATAGGAAACGAAATTACAACTGTATTTCCTGAAATCTTCCATGATGGAGTATCGCTATTCAAATAAGAGAACATTGATGCAACCGTAAATCCACCGAACAATTCACGTTTTACTCCGGAAAGGTTTAAACGGGCATTGTATGTGTGAGAAAATTCGGCGCAAAGTTTATCGTGGGTAAGATAGTCATCCGTCATTATTTCACGAGAAACAAGTGATTGCAGATATTCATCATTAACAACAATGTCTTTACGTTCAGATATCGTAAGGTCTGACAATTCTATGGAGTGTAGGAAATAGAATTGTGATACATCTTTTAAAGATTCTTTGTTCTTATCAGCAGAATATTCCGGTAACATAATTGTTGTGGATGGATATCCTCTATTGGATGAAAAATATAAAGCGTATAATTTAGAATATAGCCATTCTACATACTTGCTCCCAAATGCGCTATTCTTTCCGATTGGGGAGGATATATTCATAGATGATCCATCAAGATTCACAGGTAAAAGAATGCAGTCGTTTTTTCGTGAGGCTGCATAACCGGAAAAATCAAGTGCGCCAATAAACTTTGTATCAAAATTGTCTGTATCAGCAAACGATTTGCACAATCCATTTTGGTCATAAGTATATATTGGTTTTGAAATAAACACGTCCACAGATTTGACTATATCACCCCAGTTTTGCTTTAAATTATTATAATCATAATTTCCGTCAGCAAGAAGCTTGTAGTCAAGACTTGCAGCCACGAGCATTATATCGCATATTGCTTCTGTATAGCTTCCCTTACCACTTGCACGTTCCCAATAGACAATTGGAGCCGTTTTAGTGGAAGGATTCATTAATATAGGAGCTGAATGCCCAACCAATGAGCCATCATATAGGCGTAAGGCATAACGTACAAAAAATGGAAGAGCGAATCTACCTTTCTTAACAGTTTGGTCTGCAAGAAACTTGTTCACCTTCGCCATAACCTGTGATGTGATTTTATTTTGATTGCTTTCGCTCCACGTTTCAAATAGATTATGTTCACCAATTCCGTCAAATGTAATTTTGAACGTAGATTTACTATCGTCATTCATTGAATATAAACGTGGTTTTCCTCGAAGTCCAAATGAAATTTCAATATTGGGAATGTGGTCTCCTAATGAAGTGTAATTATTGGATTTCCATAGATAATAGTTTATTGCATCTGCCGAAAAAACGAGTAGAGTATTACCAACAGCATTAATACTTTTAATGTCATAACAATAACCAATCTTATTGCTTGATGTAAGAGAATCACCGTTTCGCTCAATCCAATAAATGTAGTAGCCATTCTGGACTATGTAATGTTTGTAGGCTGTAGTTTCGTGGATATATATTACCGAAACACCACTTTCAAGCTGTAATACTTCGGATGGCGGCAATATGGGTTTAAGTGCACCGTTTTCGGAAATAACACCTATCGATGTTGCCAAGTCCCCATCGGCGCACTCATAGTCCGATGGGTTGGCAGAATACCCGTTGTATTTTATTTCTTTAATCATATCTTTCTTACAAAAGGAGTTTGGTAATGATTGGTAGCAATGTGCCATGATATTGGCTTTCCTTAGGCTCTCCAACGCATAATCTCGCCTTGTCTGTTACACCCGACACATCAAGTATGGCGGAGCACAGCCTTTTAGATGAGGCTCTGAAATGTTTCCCTTGCCTATTGGATGGAAACACACATGCTTCATGCCGACCGCCGGTTGGTGAGCGGTATCTGACATAAAGATATAATTCTCCGTTCTCACTCATAATATCCAGGACATCACCTCGCGAGAGATGAAGTTGCTTGGCTATATGAGATGTAATGTCTATTCTTCCCGAAGAATAGAATACTATATCAGCCTTTCTTGTATTTCCTAATATACTTTCCATTGGGCTTTTCAATTTGATAATAGATGAGACCTTTGCTTGTATGATGTATAGACACAGACAGTTTGACTATACTATCACCGGGTAACCCATGCTCATAAAGCATAAGACCGACCGACGGGCACAGACTTTCAAAGCCTATGCACTTATACTTGTCATTATATTGAATATCGCATAGTTGAGTCGGTTGTCCGATATTTGGATTGACGGTGAAGCCGAAAGAATCTTGTCCGGCAATTCTGAAAACAAACACTTGGGCTGCATCGCCCTTTTTCGCCTTACCTTTGATATGGAGAAACAAGCGTTTGGATAGCGTGATTGAATTGTCGTTACCATCGGCAATCACATAGTAGTTACGTGACTGCCACCATGTTTTTAGTTTTTTGATAATCATAATACGAAAATAGAATGATTCACAGATTATTATGGTTTAACTTTTTACAGACGAATCGAAATATATCCGGCGTGAACGGAAAGAAACTGTTTCGACAAACCGGAATGACAGAGTTGTTTCGATTTCCAGTCGATGCCGGTTGGCGGCTTCTTTTGTTGCAAAAATGTAAGAACAGATTTCTTGCTTTGTTGTTCCTTTTGTTGCTACAATGTTGGCATAATATTTGCGTCCGAAAAGGAATGCCATGATTTCTTTTAATACAGTTGAGTTCATATTGTATGATTTAATCAGTGAATAAATTTGTCTGTCGGGGTTCTTTGGAAACGGAAGAAACTCCGGTAATACTATTTACACGTTCAATTTCTCCGTCAATTTCCGTTTCAAGTGCCTTGCATTTCCGCAAGTTTTGTTGGGTGCGACACTTGAAATAGTCTTTCTGTGCTTTGCGCATCAGAACTACCTTGATAAAGAATGTTTTTGCATCCATATGATAAATACATTAAAATTCTTTATGGGTTGCTAATTGATAATCTTTCTTTTCTTCTTCTGATAGTTCGTTGTAGCAGCTTTCGCAAACAACAGGGTAACCGTGTTCTTCTTCAAAGTACACACCACAAAGTTGGCAACACCAACCGTCTATAATATCTTCTGCAATGCTCATGATTATTTCATTAATTCAAATTCGTACACCCATACATAAGGATTGCTTTCCCATGTTCCTTTTCCGGAAACCTTGTCGATTAGGGCGGCATAGGCTTCTCTTGGGCTTCTTTTCATGTCTTTCCAACTGAACATTTCAAATCCATCTGACAAATCGTATTTAAAAACAGTTCTGTCTTTAGTATATTTGATAATTCCCTCTTTCAAACAATCCTCATCGGATATGTTCTGCAACCGCTGCATCCTCACCTTGGTTATGCGTATCCGGTGCGGCATGATGTCGGCGCGGACGAACATTTTGTTAGTCCAACCGGAAGCATTTTTAATGTGGGGATAATAACCGGCTTCTTCCTGTAATGGCTCTTCGGGAGAATAGCCCAAATCTTTATAGGACTGCGCTATTGCGACAACTTCTCCTTCTTTATACTTCGGTTTTATCCACGGAGTATACTCTTCCGGATTATCCTTGTTCCTCCAACAATAAGCAAGCCACAAAGGGTGTTTTTCGGGTTCATCTTCCAAAAGAAGAACTGTAGGAAAACATATCTCACTGTTTTTGTATGGTGGCTGAATGGCAGCCATCCTTCTTGTCTGCGTCTTCCGATCATCCAATACAGCCTGAGTTAAGCCGTATTTATCGTTGAACATTATCTTTTTCATTGTAGTATTCTTTATTAAAGTGTCCGTTGGCAATCAGCCAATCAATCATGTTTATGACTGCATCGAAAATGTTTTCTTTCATAACCTCATGTTTGCAGTCATACCCCAGCTCTATGTACCGTATAAACCAAAATACATTATCAACTGAGATTTCCAAGTCTAAGTCAGGATGGTTGTCTTGCTGTGGAATTAGTGGGGGAAGTATCTCCAATAATCGAGACAAACTCCATGCTGGAACATCCTTGCCCCACAATTCATCAAACACCTCTTCACCGGTCATCGGTGTGCCGTCTTGGTGTTTGTGGAATGAGCTTTTGAGTTTGGCTATTCTTTCCGGAGTCCAAAACTTCCCTCTTGATGTTGGCGGCTTAGTTTGCAACTCCCACTCCAATGCAGGTACTTTACTCTTTGTGTAATGATACACCATATCTGCCGTTCCCGGCTTTAGTCCCAAAGCGAGCAATCTTTTTGACTGCTCACGGGTAGTACATATTTGCGATTTAAATTCCATTGCTCTTATTTTTGTTATTAGTTAAAACTGATTGCCACATACCTATAAAACCGTATGTATCCGAAACAATAAGAGGGGGTCTCTGTATTATCACCTATCTCAATTCGCACGTTATAGCCTTTCATCCGTAAAAAGCGTGCAGCTATTTCATGGGCGGTGTATCTTTTCCCATGAATATCCCAATAGCTGGATTTCCATACTGTTTGAGGAATACCTTTTTTCAGAATCTTCTTAAAGGCTTTGGCGGTTCGTATAACTTCTTTTTTATTCATATTTAATTTGTTTTACTCTAATTGATTCTAACATACTTACCTGCGATATCACAGGTTCTTAATATCTCTGCATTCTCTTCACCGAAAGCGATTAGGATACTACCACAACCGGGAGAATCTCCGCGAGTACCATCTGGACGAAAGAAACGAATCCGGTTACGTAGAAACTCCATCGCTGTTGCCTTCTCGAATATTACATCTTGAAACATCTTTGAATCGCAACGGTTGAAAAGTAATGCAATTCCGTTTCCATGCTCTGCCAAACGCTTAACAAACTGTTCTATAAGCGGACGGGAATAAGGAGGATTTAGCCAAACCCGGCCTATCCATTTTTTAGTTAAGCCATCCTGATTCTTGTTGTACATGATTTCTGCTGTTTGCCAAAGTGGGTTAACCGGAGCACATGGATCTAAATCGAACTTTCCCAATGCGTCTATAATTTCCTTTGGCGTGTACCATTCGTCAGTGGTATTAGCTGACTTTTCAAAGGTTGTATTCATTTCTATATCGTTTTGAATTATTCATCTTGAAAATCGTCAATCTCAAACTCCCAATCCAGTACATCCTTGTTGGCTTCGAGTATCTCATCGAAAGAGGGGATGGGCATCCAAGCTACAACATTATAGGTCTGCAATCCATACAAGAAGGAATTAGTATCTTTTGCGTAGTCTTTTTCTGTCCTATGAGATATATATACTTGTTTCCCATTATAAACTATTACTTTTTGGTTTAAAGAAGGCAGTTTATCTTCAACGCTTATCCACGGGGATTGCTTTGCCTGCCATTCTGCACCAGCTATGAAGTCTTCACTGCAATTACCCTTGCGTAGAACATAATTGTCCGCATCCACTTCTTTGAGAACGTTTCTCCGAAAATATGTTTTACCTATGGAATAATCTTTTGCCGCCTTTTCAATATCTTCTCGTTTCATTCTTCAACTCCTTTCGGTTTGTTAATCGGTTTCCAATGAGTGATAGTAACTTCAAATTCGGATTCATCAAAGTCGTCA